CTTTTACAGAGAAGCTCTGTATGACTCTCAGCGTCTTTGGTGCGCCACGTGCGGTTCAGCTCTCGGCGAGAGCTAACTTGACGAGGACTTGTCTATCCACGGATGAGACAGTCGTATGTTCGAAAGTCAAGAAGTTTTGTGAGTCCTTCTCGGCTCGGCTTTTTGGCACAGAGCACCAGGCGGTGCTCCTCGACGGCAGTTTCGGCCGTTGGGCGGCGGCCCGACTCGGTGAGAGCGCCTCGACGAGAGGTCGGAAGCGCTGCATGGGTCCTTGGCAGAATGCGTGTGAGCTCAGTGAGTCCCTCATGAAGATGAAAGGGTGCCTCGGCCACGCGTCCGACTGGATGGTCTGCAACTCCAAGCGGGATCACTGCCAGAAGGTCAAGACTTCTCGCCCTGACGGCGAGTTCATCTTTCTCGCCCAAGAGGCGATTCGGCCGATCCTCGATGAGATCAGGGCTGGACTGAACTGGGAGGACATCCCCCTCACTTCCCCCCCCAAGAGTACTGGCTCGACACAGGCCAAACGTAGTCTTGGGGGCAAAGCCGGTGGGCTTTATAGGTTCAGTCATGGGGTCCGTCTGACCAAGACGGATCTTGCCCGGGCCGCTTGGGAGGCTCGTACGGGCGTCACCAAGTATCCCATCCATCACACCAAAGGGCGTGATGGGCATCGGCGGTTCGACCACCTTGGCTCAGAGCGGATCGATGAGTCGTGTGAGTGGGAGGACCCCGAGGTCACTGCCCGCCCTGTGTTCACGTCAGACGGGGAGGTTCACCTCGAGAAGTCCCTCCGTTACCCGCAAAGTGAGGCGAGCTGGGACGCTTTCGTCAAGGCCGAGGCAAGGGCTGATCTTTCCAACGGTGTCAGTCGGAAGGTCCTCGCCACTGCCGTCAAAGAGGCGGGTGGCAAGATTCGGATGGTCACGTCTGGGTCCCAGGCGGGTGCCACCGTCGGGGGGCTCTGGCAGCAGAGGATCCTCAGAGAGATGAAGAAGCTCGAGTTCTTCCCCTCCATGTCCCGCGTGATCACGGGAGACCTCATCGATCAGATTCTCGGGCACTCGGGCGACCTCGCCGCTTCTTCGGATTTCACAGCGGCGACGGATCTGCTGGATCCCCGTCTCACCAACTGGATCCTTTCTTACCTCACAGAAGGGTACCCGTACCTGGATGTCATCCTTGATGACAATGCGGACAAGGACATTTCCTACGGCCCGATCCCACGGGAGTTTCCCATGGAGCCGAAGAACGGGGTTCGGATACGGGGTAAATGGTTTCAGGAGGCGGAGCACGGCATCTCTGTCCGCTTCCACGGCCGGGTCCTCACCCTCACGAAGGAGTTTCCGCGTGCGACCAAGAAGTGTGGCCAGCTCATGGGTCAGATCACCTCCTTCCCCCTCCTCTGCCTTGCCAATGCTGCCTGCACATTGGCTGCCTACGGGCTACACGGGATCCCCCTCGCTGTCTCCCGGCACCGTTTCATCATCAACGGTGATGATCGGCTTGCCCGGAGCAGCCGTGCCATTGAGGACACCTTCTGGACCATCTCTGAGTCCATCGGGCTCAAGCGATCTCCCGGTAAGAGTCACGAGAGCGCCCGCTTTGCCTGCATCAACTCCCAGATGTATATCAAGAGGCGCGGGAATTGGACGCGGATCCAGGTACTCAGAGGATCTCTCTTCCATGGTATCATGAAGCTGGAGTCGGATGTGTTCAAGCCCTCGCATGTGGTCACCGCCCTTTTTGATCATGTCCCTCGGCGTTCGATGCAAGGGGCGATCGCGTCTTGGTTTCATCGATGGGGTGATCAGATCAGGCGCGAGTGCCAGGGTCGTAATCTCTTCCTCCCGGTCGCGCTCAATGGCATGGGGCAGGAGCCTCCGCCAGGCATGGACTGGTATGTCACTCCCGCTCAGCAGGCTGTTGCCAGTCACCTGATCCTCTCGCAGCCCTTCGCTAGCTTTGCGTTTGGCCCTCAGTGGCCCTCGCCTCCCCGAGTCTCCGGGGTTGAGGCGCAGCCTTGGGACATCCCGTCTGCCTCTCCGGAAGCGGGCTCGATTGAGGAAGAGATGGCGGTTTATCAGGCCAGGCTGGGTCGCCGGGCGACTGAGTTTCGACTCAAGTCCTCTCGGGAGCCTATCTGCTGTGGGCAGGTTCGGATCTCTGATTGCCCCTGTGGGCGAACAGTCGTCGAATGCTCGGAGGCGCGCCCGCGGGTTTTCCGGCAGGCATGTGAGTGTGGGGACTATCGAGACCGCATGTGGGAACTGGCGATGGAGTCGCCTGGGCCCGAGTGCCACCATCCTCCCAAGTGGTCCGTCCAATGGGAGTGCCCCTGCCACGGGCGCGCGATGGTGTGGCGGAAGACCACGAAGAGATATCATCCATCGGCCGGTTTGGCCTGGATACTCTCCTGCAGCCGCCCCACAACCACGTACATGGCCGGATCGGGCTCTGGCTGGCGAACTCGACGTCCTGCCGTTCCCCTCTGGGGTACCGATCAATCGCGGTACTTCGGAGTCAAATGGAGGGAGGTGAGCGATGCTCCCCGTCAGGAAGCCCAGATGCTCCTCGAGATTGACATCGCGATCGCCCAGACGACTGGGGACTGGCGTGGTCTTGTTTGAACCGTGGGAGACCACGGCTTAAACATCGACCACCCCCCCCCTCCTTTCCGCTGATAGTAACACTGGTGAAATCATCCGCCCAACCGAGCGTTTCGCTCCTCACCACATCAAGTCGGCCATCGACGCCGTCACCCCCGAGTTCGTCCGCGGGCAACCGTGTGTGGTGTGTGGCAACGCCACCAAACAGCCATGCAACGCCTACCTCGCCTGTACCGTTGTCAGACCTCAGCCGGGTCGGCTCGGGGCTTTGCTTGCGTTCCGTGTTTGTGTTGGCCCTCATCACACCGGATGTCATGACAAGGCGCCTGCCTCGGTCCCAGTTCCAGTTTCCGTCAAGCCTCCGGGCCTTGCCCCAGCGGAAGCTCTCAGCTCCACTGAAAAAGATTCTGGTTTCTTTTGACCCGGCCATGCTGAAGAGCATCGTACTAGCCCCGTTTTCGGGCGTCGCTGAAGAGCTTTGTACTATGCTTGGGTTCCGCCTGTAAACCGCCCAAAACGCTTACCCTTAGGGCTCCGCCCGGAATTGCGTACTAAGGCGTCTTCACGCCGGAACGTCTAACGACTGCACGGGTG